TTCTCGGCCACGGCGATACCACCTGCGAGTGCCACTAACCCGCTCAATTGCTGGGCCGTCGATTCGATGTCGTTTGCCGTGGAGATACCACCAACGATCACCACTGGATAGGTCAATTGCTGGTCCGTCCTTGCGATGTCGTCGGCCATTGCGATACCACTCCCGATCGCCATTTGCGTATTCAACTGCTGGTCCATCGGTTCGATGTCGTTGGTTGTTGAAATGCCACCTACATGTGCCCATCGCGTCTACCTGCATCTGGCTATCTTCGGTCATTTTACTCAGCTCGTAATAATACTGTATCTTTGTTAATACGTCCGGTCATACGGGTCTCAACTGAGTTAATGCTATCGAGAAACTTACGGCGTTGAACTTTGCCAGTTTTACGCAACTCGGCCAACGTTTCTTCTGGTTTACGAACTGTTTTGTGTACGCTCAGTTTTTCGGCAAAACCTTGTATCGTAGTACCCTTTACCGATAATGATCCAACGTTAGGATCAACTACATACCGTCCAAGTTTGCGACTTTTTACATTGAACACCCAAAGCTCGCTAGCACCAATAATATCCGCTGGATTAATGCTAGCTAGCTTGTAACGGTCATCCGTTACCATATATGTCAAACCAGAGATTTGACGGCTCTTACTAGGAGCTCGCTTTTTCCGAGGTTTACGCTGAGCCTTGCTGCTTTCGATAATCACCGTAGCTGCTCCGATAATCTCTCGAAGAGCAGAGAGGTATCGCTTCAATTGAGGAATAGTGTACAGAGCGTAACCTTCTGCTAGTTGAAGTTCCATGTCAGTAAGTCCGCGCTTACCAAGACCGATCACCTCTTCAATCTCAGTAGCTACACCAGAGTAGAACTCGACCATAACCCGAGCATGAGCTTGAGTCAGTTCATTAGTCGCATAATGCGCACTAACATTGAATCCTTTTGGATCAAACGACTCCGGCGCAACAGCGAATGATTCTAGCCATTCGTCAATCGCGTCAGCAACATCAGCAGTTTTCTCTACCACTCGTTGATAAACGCTCTTACTCCCTCGATTGTCAACTTGCGGTGTTTCTTCTGCACGAGCAGACATCACCTCTTCGCCAGTTTTGATTACTGCGGCAATTTGATTGCGTAAGAGTGCCTCTTGGTCACCGATTATTTCCAGACCTGGCATAGTCTCAAGGTACACATCAGCGTCTGGGTGACGCGCTGGCATGCCGTTTTTCAGACACACCGCAGATACTCCCATAACAATGGTACTAAGATTGTCGGGAGCTGCTCGATAGGCAGAGATTTCATTGCGAGTATACCCGTTGTCCTTCATCCACTGAATCACTTGCGGCTTCATTTCTTTGCCAGTACGGAAGTAATTGTAATACATACGCGCACGATTCTGCTCTCGCATGAATTGCTCTACAGGCCATGTTTCCCACCCCTGCCAAACCGGTTCACCACCGGTGTACTTTTCATCTACACTTTTCGCAGTACGCGGTGCATTTTTCTTACGGCGTGCCATATTTTTTCCTCTCGTATAGTAATCTATACTCTTATATTAGCATAATCAGTCGATATGTCAACCTTTACCTAATCGGAATTGCCAGATAGGATTTCTATCTGACATGACATGACGGTCATAAATCATTTGCCAAACTGCATCATCGTCTGCTGATGTTATTTTGCGATCCTCGCAATTGTACATCTCACAAAACAGTTGCCCTATGGTTAATGGACCATAATACGAGTCAGCTATTTCAACAAACTTTTGCCAATCATTAATATCAATCTTCATATCATCATCTCCTACTGGATTTCAATAGAATAACAAATAATATGAGAATTGTCAAGCTATCTAAAGGCGCTAAGGTTGGTGATACCTTCTGACTCGACCCACTTCATCAGGGTCTCTATTTTTTCCTGGAATTCAGGAACCTTTAAAGCATTATACAGAGCCGGGTGAAGTGGTTTGGGATATTGATCGATACCAGTCCAAGCATACCCAGTATGTTCGTGGTTTAGATTTGGAACAAACTCTCGGTCAACGAAACAAACAAAGGTATGGAATTCAAATCTTCCATCTTCGCTCTCAAAAAGATCAACTGGAACAATCTTACGAACAAAAGGTAAGAACCCAATTTCTTCTTCGATTTCGCGTGCTAAGCACTCTACCACCGTCTCGTCTCTCTCGACTCTACCACCAAACGTACACCAACTTCCTGAATAAGTGTCATCCCCACGTAAACCAAACAGAGTTCTGCCGGTATTCAAACTCACAAATAGTGCGCCTGCTGCTTTTATCTTGCTATTTCTCATGTTGGTCTCTTAGAAAACGACGGCCCACTCACCGGCACTGTACTCGCCTTGCCAGCTATGAACCCATAATTTACCTTCCCATTTGTACTGTAATTTGGTGGTAATATTGGTAACATATTCTTTGCGATTGCTGTCGGAGGCATCCCAACTTACAATCCACTGTGCACCATCGTATTCAATAATATCACTGGTATCAGCAAAGAAGTCTCTACCGACTGAGCTTTTCCATGCATCAGCTCCATCGTAACTGGTATCAGTTACGCCACTGTTGATTGGATTAAGAATCAAATATCTATCACCCCGAGCAGCAGGAGGAAATCCGTTAACACCTGGTGCAGTCCGTAAAGGATCAATTATTGCGTCTACCGCAGGCAAGCTATTAGTAGGCAAAGTATCTTCATCAACATTTACCAACAGAACGTATGGGTTGTTAGGGTGTAAACTAACCGTCCCGACGATTTCTGTTATAGAAGGAGTATTAGAAGTATCGCGTAACCGTAACTGAGTTATACCATTTTTTACACTGCCCATTTGTGCTATGTAGGGCGCCCATTCAATAGGATCGCTGCCACTGGTCGGATTAGTATTCAAATCTCCCTGGTTTAACGGTCCGCCACTGGGATACAGTCGTGCTTCACCATTTAACATTATTAGGTTGTAGCCAGTAGGAGTGATGTACTGCCTTCTTCCTAGCTTTTCTAAACTATCGGTTATAACTGGGTTCATATCACCTTGCGCATTGTATACACTGCTCACGATGGTTTCGATCACTCCCATTTTTTTCAATTTAGCTGGAGGGCTTAACCAAATCGGACAAGTGAATGTCATAGTAGCGGTTTCGATACTATCATCAGACCCTAACGGTTGTGCTCGGCTGGTATAAGTGACGTTGTCTAGAATCATTCGACTCAAACTACCCCAATCTTGATAATTGTCAGTACTCTGAATCTCAAAATCTGGATTGAATAGTACAGCTAATTGTTCTAAGATCTGTAATTTTTGATCAATGCTACTGGTCCAAATGTCAGCATTAACTGTAAGGTTATATGGCACTGGCATCAATTTTTCTATACTGAAAGAATTACCAGGTTGATGATGAATCGTTTTTCCACTAACCTGATTTACTCGCGGTAGTCGTAGATTTGTTCTCTCTACAAACGTAGGATTCTGCATTCGTTCCCGGTCATAATTTAATTCAGTTATGTATACACTGATAGCAGGAACTGATAACATCTTATTTTCGCTGTTCTCTTTGAGAATACTAGCAACCATTTTGTCGCTGGTAGCATACGTAACAGGAACTCGATAATATTGTTTATTGCCGTTATTATCTGACCCCCATTCAACTTGGAAGTTGCTAAGAACTGCGATAATTTGATTCAAGAAACGTCTAGTTTGTTGACTATAAAAATACATCATTGTACTATTATTTACCTGGCTGAGTATGAAGCAAAATGCTATTCAGTCACTCAGCAGTTCACTCATCATCTGGCTTAGCTTGAATCATTCTGTTTAGATATTGTTTTTCAGAGTAATCAATACCATCTGCTCCGCGTGTTGTATTCTTGTTATTAATGAAACCACCAATAAGTGTTTCGCCATCCGAAGGTAGATAACTGGTTCTGACATTGTCTTCTACCTTTATCCATGCTCGTCCATCAAACCTAAATAGACGATTAGGTGAGAAGTCAATGCGCAATACATATTCTCCTATCTTAGGAGCGCTAGTAAATTCGATAGACGAGGTGACTGGATATTGATTAGGAGCGACACCGTCGCCGACTAGATATCCATCATAAGCTCCGATGCGCGGGCTAGAAACACCACCATCAGTTCGCCATAAGGTGCTGTCAGCAGAGCTATCATCTCGATCGGCTGAAGGTACATCACTTACTAGTGGTAGTCCCTCTGAGTTTACAGGTACAGTATAGTACTCGCTAGTGTCATACCCTGCCCCACTGACGTCTTTTCGCGCCTGCGCTATTATGGCGTCATTAATAGCTATTTGCTCATTGTATGTACTGAACAAATCGCCCAACGGACTGTTACCGCCACCTAAACCTCCGCCATCATTGTCCAGATTATTCAATAGATCTTGATACTCTCTGCCACTCACCAACGGATTCGCTTTAACTCTCCAAAGATGAGGCCACCATGTAGGACTGTACCCTTCACTAGCTCGGGTTGCGTCATCTACAACGTAGTACCGTCTTAAAGCAGCAGGAATTGACGCATCTAAAGGATAAAATTCCCTGAGATGTGGTAACTCTAACACATCACCGCTCATAATTTTTCGGCCCAGTCTTTCCACCATTTCATTGATATGAAAGACAATAAACAGTGTGTCATTCTGCATAAACAAACCAAACTGACTCAAATCAAAATCAATATCATTTATACTATAATGACCTCGTAAACTGAATACGTCTGGGTCATATTTACGATCACGATTCTCTAAAAACAGTAAGTCTTGTATTCGACTAACGCTATCTTCACTGAGATCATCCCCACTACCAATATACTTGTGGACATTTATGTCAGTACCACCAACATCTAGCTGTTCTCTAACCAATCGATCAATAAATCGGTAATCGTTGCTCTTGTTTGGTCTATATAAACTGAGACGTGGCATTTTCACTCCTAATACAAATAGTATTTACCGTCACTGCCGACGGACCGTGTTATATTTAAGACACATGAGTACCCGCTCTTCTTCACTGAATTTCATCTGGGTTAACCACTCACCAAAAGTCAGTTTTCTATCACGGAGATACCACTCACGATTGCCA